TAAATGTTGATACCACTAAATTATTGCAAATCCCAAACAATTTAGTTTTTCCAACCAATAGCCGTTCCATTGTTGGTGGAATAAATAACACGGTGAACGATGGCAATGACAATAGTTTAATCGTTGGCGAAAACAATTATGTAGCTACCGATTTAGGCGCAGTAACGGTTGTCGGTAGTGATGCAACTGCAATCAACAAAGGAATAACCATTGGCGGTAATGGCAGTTATCGTGGTGAAATACAAAGTGGCATCGTTCATTTATACGGCATTGGCAATTTCACCAATAACACAACTTACATTAATTTGCTTATTGAAGGTGCAACGAGCTACAATATCCCAACGAATACCATTTGGGTTTTGAAGGTTTTGTTGAGTGGAATGCAGAACACTGGTGCGGATGGAACGATAACAGGTGAATACAATTTGCACATCATCAACCGATCAACAACCGTTCTATTCATCAACGCAACGACTATCGATGAAACATTTAATAACTTCACTGGCTATCTCGTTTGGGATATGGTAATAAGTGGAGAAACATTTTATCCTCGCGTTAAATTAGTAGGTAGTTCCACCTATCCCGAAAACAATATCAAATTAACAGCATTAACAACGTTTACGCAATATCACTATGAATAATCCTCAAATGACTTTTAAGAATGTCCAACAATTAATTGAATTGGGACATGGCGCGAATCTTCCAAACAATAAAAACAATATGCCAAATTGGCTAACGATGCTCATTAATTTGAGCGTTATTGCTACAATGATTTTGGGAACTATGTACATTTTTAATTTAATCTAATGGCAAAGCAAGAAGTAGTTATTGAAGTAGATATTCAAGGCACACCGAAAGTCGAATCGATGCGTACGCAAATGCGTAAGCTGCGTGAGGAATTAGCCACACTTCCCGAAGGTACTGCCGAATTTGACCGAGTACAAAGGCGTCTTGGTGAACTGAAAGACCAAATGGATGATTTGGGTAGGTCAGTGAATACCGTTAGTGGTGCGCCATTGGAAAGGTTGAACAATTCATTCAGCATGATTGGTTCGTCTATCATGTCATTGGATTTTGATAATGCCATTACAGGTCTAAAAGGTGTTGGAAGTGCGTTGCAAGATTTTAAAGTCAATGATTTAACGAATGCCATCAAAGGTTTTGGAAGTGCATTGGGTTCAGTTGGTAGAGCATTGTTGACCAATCCTATCTTTTTAATTGCAGGAACCATTGCATTGATTGCAGCAAATATGGATAAAGTTTTTAGAGCCATTCCAGCTTTTGAAACTGCGTTGAAAGGAATTAGTCAAGTCGAAAGAGATATAGCACAAGCAGTTGAAGCAAGGGCAGCAGCATCAAAAAAAGCGTATGACCAAAGCGCGTTAGAGGTCAACGCAATGAAATTGCAAGGTAGAAGTGAAAAGGAGATTGTTCAATACAGATTGACGCGTTTACAAACGTCAATTGCAGATGCTAAAGTGCAGTTAGAAACGGCCGTTCAACAAAGAGATTCACAACTCGCAGCGGCTAAACGCAATCGTGAAATTTTAGAGGGGATGTTGAAATTTTTACAAGCCCCACTGTATTTATTATTGAAGTCAATTGATACTATCGCAAATGCAATTCCGGGAATTAACACCAATTTAGCAGAAGGATTGGTTGATTTAACTGCGAGTTTTATTGTTGATCCAGCGGAAGTTGAAAAGAATTTAGACGAAAACATTAGCAAACAACAAGACGCAATTAGACAGATGGAAAGCGATTACGCTGGCTATCAAATTCAATTGCGTGAGATGGATAAAGCAACGGCCGCGAAAAAAGCTGAAGAAACCGTTAAACGTGCGGATGAAGAAATTACATTCATTAAGTCAAAAGACGCGAAACAATTAGCATCGTCAATTGACAATACTAAATTGATTCTTGATACCCAGCACCAACTGAAGATGCAAGCTGCACTTTTGGAGATTGCGATGGAAGATGAAAAAAGACAAAAGATTTATGAAGGTGAAAAAGCATTACAGGCGGCAAAATATGAGATCTATAAAGCCACGATTGATGGATTAATTGGATTGAATGATTTGTTAACCACAACAGGAATACTAAACGCAGAGCAATCGTTTAAAGTTGGCAAATCATTGTCATTGGCACAAGCTACAATTTCCGCAATTGAAGCTACACAAAACGCATTTAAAACCGCGCAAGCATCACCCATTACAATGGTATTCCCTGCGTATCCATTCATTATGGCAGGAAGTGCAGCAGCAGTAGGAGCAGCTAACATCGCTAAAATTGCGTCAATGAGATTTAATAAAAATGGAAGTCCACCACCTTCACCAACTCCACCAAGCGGAGGCGGTGGTGGAGGAATGGGTGGAGGTTCAACAAATGCACCTGCGTTAGACCTTTCATTTATCAATGGGCAAACAAATCAGCCACAACCGCTACAAACTTATGTCCTTGCGACAAACGTAAGTACAGCGCAAGAAGCAGAGCAAAAAATAAAAGACCAATCACGAATAATTAAATAAAATGAACGAAGTAAAAGTAATTGAATACACGATAGATGACAGCGGTTATCTTGGTGTAAATTGTATTTCATTGGTAGATAAACCAGCAATTGAAATTGATTTTGTTGCGTTAAAATCTGCAAAGAAAATGAACCATGCAGCAGTTGATGAAGGAGAGCGCAGGATGTTATATGGTGCGGTGATGCTTCCCGAACAATTGATTTATCGCGTTGATTCTTTGGGTGGTGAATACTACGCTAAATACAGCGCAGAAACGATTAATAAAATCGCACAAGAATATCTTAAACGCAATATGCACCACAACTCAAATCTTCAACATGAGATACCAATTACAGGTTGTACCGTTGTCGAGAGTTGGATTAAAGAAGGTGAGCATGATAAGAGCCAAAACTTTGGATTTAATTTCCCAGATGGTACTTGGTGTATTGGAATGAAAGTCGATAACGATGAGGTTTGGCAATCCATTAAACAAGGCGATGTGAAAGGGTTTTCATTGGAAGGATTCTTCACTGAATTAAGCGATGAGTATTTAGCCGAGCAAGAGATTGAAAAGATAATGCGAGAACTGACCACTGAGTTAAATTCGTGAGGTCGTTATTCACCCGACAAACAAAAAGCCCCCTACGTTTAGGGGGTTTTTCGTACAAAGAAAACTAAACAAAACAAAAACAAAAACTAACTACAAAACAAAAGTAGGTGGAATGCTACATATATGTGAGAAAATAATTTTAACAATGAATAAAGTAAATGAAATCGTGAGCAAGTACGCAGATCGTTTGAAGTCATTTGGCATTAAGCTAAGTGCCGAAGGCGAAATCGAGGCGGCTGCTCCTGTAAAGATGTCCGTTGCTATTCTTAAAGATGGAACGGAAGTAAGTTCACCCGATGAAATGATTGCTGTTGGTAGTCCATTATTTGTAAAGGATGCCGAAGGTAATGATGTTCCTGCACCCGATGGCAGACACGAAACCGCTGAAGGTAAATACATAGTTACCGTTGGTGGTGTTGTAACTGAAATTCTTGAGCCAGAGATGGAATCGGAAGAACCAACCAAAGAAGAACAAGCTGCATTTGATGGAGTTAGCAAAGAGGAATTTGAAGCCACTATCAATGCGTTGATTGAGCAATTCGAAAGCCGTATCAATGCGTTGACTGCTGAAAAAACTGAATTGTCTGCGCAAGTAGAAAAGATGAGCAAACAACCAGCGACCGAAAGCGTGAAGAAGGTAAACACATTTGCAAAATCAGAGCCAATCAACTTGGCCAAAATGGATTCTAAAAACAGAATCTTCGCAATAATAAATAAATATAAATAAAAAATAAAAAAGAAAAAAAATGGCTGATTCATTAACCATTGTCAATTCAACCTACGCAGGTGAATTAGCGTTACCGTACATCAACGCTGCTATTTTGTCAGGAGACACTTTAGCAAAAGGATACGTTACTCTAAAAGAGGGTGTAAAATTTAAAGCTGTATTGAAGAAGTTGTCTAACGATGCTTCTTTGGTTCAAGCTGCTTCTTGCGATTTCTCTCAAGCTGGAGATTTGCAATTGGAAGAATCTATTTTGGAAGTGAAAGATTTGAAAGTAAATCTAGAACTTTGCAAAAAAGAATTTGCTCGTTATTGGGAAGCTGCGCAAACAGGTCGTGGATTTATCAACGATGTTGTTCCTGCTAACTTCTCTGATTTCTTGATCGGTTACGCTGCTGCTAAAGTTGCTGAAAACATCGAGTTTACCATTTGGCAAGGAAATACAACTGTTGGTTCTACCTATCCTGGTTTTGATGGATTTGAGAAAATCGTTAATGTTTCTTCCACTTACTATCGTAGCGCATGGAGTTCAGGTACTGGAGTAATGACTGTTTCAACTATCATTGATAACTTAAATCAAGTAATCAATAATTTACCTGTTGCTTTGATCGGTAGTCCATCCACGAAGTTGTACATGAATCGCCAAGCTGCGCAGTTCTATCGTCAAGCGGTAGCTGCCGAAGGTTATTTGCAACAATTCCAAGCATCTTCTGATTTCAATTTGCAATTCAACGGATATGACATTTATGTTTGTCCAGGTATGAGCAACGGAACTGTAATCGCTGCACAAGACACAAATATGTTTGTTGGTGTTGATGCTAATTCTGATTTCGCAGAAGTTAAAGTTGTAGATATGTCTTTGACTGATGCATCTGACAATGTCCGTATGGCAATGAGATTCCGCGTAGGAACTCAAGTTGGTGTATTGGGTGATGTTGTTTATTGCTACAACGACTAATTAATTAACCACATATGAAAGGGGAGTGGTTACGACTGCTCCCCATTTTATTAAATAAAAAATACAAAAAAAATGTGTACAATCACGGCAGGATTTGGTTTACAATGCAAGGATGGCATTGGTGGAATCAAAAAAATATATTTGAATGCGCAAAGTGGATTCGCTGGTACATTAACCATTGATGGCCCAACTGAATTAGTTACAAATTGTTCAAGCACTGAAGATTTGTACGAATTTGTTTTGCCAAAATCAACAGGTAGCTTTACCGAAGAAGTGGCTTCAAGTGTTGAGAATGGAACGATTTTCTATACTCAAACCGTTACCGCATCATTCCATAAATTGAGCGCACCACGAAGAAAGCAATTGGAGTTAATCGCTCAAAATCGTTTGTTCGTTATTGTGTTAGATAACAACGATAACTATTGGGTGGTAGGTTATGAGGATGGCGCAGAAGTAACCGCAGCATCAACCATGACAGGAACTGCGAAGGGTGATATGAACGGCTATAATATCACACTTACTGCTGATTCAAAGCACAAAGCATATCGAATTGAAGATGGTGTATTTGCT